TTTCGCTTTTATATCTTATTGTCATGACATGAAATAGTTAAATGTGTTTTGTTCATTTTTTTGTTCTTCTTGATAAGAAGTGTTTAATTGATTTTGTAAAGTCTCAATAGCTGCATTTATTTGTCTAAAAGTTTCTGTGTTAAACTCCTGTGGTGGTTCCGGTAAAAATACTTGTACTTTAGCCATTATCTTCTTCCATCAGGTTGTATGTCAAATCTAAATTGACCAAATCTCCAACTTTCATTTAAACCATCATTTTCTACTTTAACTGCAGCAAGTCTTGCTCTTGCTCTTGTGTCTACTTTATTTGTAGATGAGTTAATTGTAAAGGGCCCTAGTGGAGAGCTTCCTTGTGTTTGTGCAGGATAGTCTCTAGTTGTTATTGTAATTTTTGCATTACCATTAATATATTTAAAATCAGGTATAAATCTTCTAAGCTTTATAAAGTATTCTCCGTCACCCTGAGCATCTAAATCAAAATCTCCTGAAGTTATGAATGCAGGAACAGCTGTGGTTGTGCCATCCGCTAGTACTTGGTTAGTCCCTATTTCATGATTAAATACTCGACTTGCACCATTCGATACTCCCTGAATTGTTGGTGTTGTAGGTGTAAAACTAACATCAAACTCTGTAGCGATAGGTTGATCAAATAAGTGAGCTCCAGTAAAAGTCGTTCTAGCTAATGTGCCTGTAGTCCAAGTTTGTTCTGCATAATTAAAAGTTACTTGTCTATCTATATAGCTTGAAGTAGAGGATGCGTAAAACCAAGAAATCTCTGAAAATAAAGAATTGTGGGCTGCATAAGTTATTTCTGAACCATTAGCAAAATTAAAACCTGGTGCATTATCATTAGTTTGAAATACAAAGTCTTCTACTAGCGATGGCAAAGCTTTAACAGTACCATCAAACATAAAGAAACCACCTGAATCTGAAATCCAGTAAACAGCTCCATTAGCATATACTATTGAATGTTGTCCGACACATCCACAGTTTGAACCTACTTGTCTAATACTAAAGGTAAAAGGAGGTCCTACAAACTGCATAAGGTACGCAGAGGTATCAGTTAAAATTAATACGTAATCTTTTGCTTTTGCAGCACCCACAATTTTAGTTCCACTATCAATTCTAAATGAACCCGCAGTGTTAACTGAGGTTGCAGTATAGTCTGTTAAAGATTCTTGATCTGAGAATCTAATAAACATTTTATCCTGTGTTGATGCTGAACCTATAGTTGTTTCAGTTCCTAAAATAATTAAATGTCTATCTCTATCAGATACCATACTCATAACAGATCTTGTTGGTGCTCCAGATAGTATAGTTGCTCTAGCTGCTATTCCTGATCCTCCGTCCGGATCCCATGAGAAAGTAGCTCCGTTTTTAATAGTTGCAATTAATAACTCGCCATAATTATCTAAAGACCATGAAGCTGGATCTAGTATCGCATTTGAAGTAGTTCTTGGTGTACCCCAAGTAGAAGCTCCGTATAAACCTGTACCAAAACCATAACCAAAGGCTTGTAGTAAGGGTCCTATTTTATAGTAGGGTTTGCTATCAAGAGTACCGTCGTTTGTTGCGCCCGTTCCTGTTTCAGCAGCAGGCATTAAAATTGTAAAGGTTGAAGTAGTAGGTGCTAGTTGTACTTCAAATAAAACATCATCAAAGTCAGTAGCTGTATAGCTTGTTTGACCACCTGTAAATGACCCAGCATTGTCAAAAGTTAAAAGATCACCTGGTTCTAAGTCGTGAGCCGTGGGTGTTGTAATTGTAACCGTTGTTGAACCATTAGTTGTAGTGATGTCGCATCCGGTTCTTGCTAGATCTGCATCAAAAGGTGTAACGTCATAGTAGTCATCCCCATTATAAATATATAAAATTTTGTTTGTACCGATAGCTAAGAATTTTCTACCATCTAAATCAGCCCAAGTATGTGAAGCACGGCCCGCTCCTACAAGTTTCTTGTCCATGATTTCCGTCCAACCGCCAATTTTTTCAGGCATTCCATACCTAAATCTTACAAAATCACCATCTACCCATTGGTTTTCAGCCCCTGAGTCTGATGCTTGCTTATTAAACCCTGGTTGAAAGTTTACTTTTTGTAATGACATGGCTGTATTATACACCATAAGCTTATATCTATAAAGATTAGCCTATTTTGGTAGTATTATATTCCAATCTAACTTAGATATTAAACTTTGTAAATGCACATCTTTTAGATCATTTTCTTTTATATATTGATGTAGTTCTTCTACATCTATGATAACCCATTGATCTTTCATATCAAACACCATCTTATCGGCTTTAGTTCTAAAGCTTCCTACTTTACCATTATCTTTAATAGGTCTTAAATCAAATTTAAATTTTTGATTTAGTCTATTTTTTAAAACTCCTTCAATATGCCAAATTTCTTTAATCTTTTGTTGTCTTGAAGAATATTTTATTTGTGTTAAATATGTAGAAAATTTTTTTATCATGAAAGATTATATAATTACAAATATACCATACATTGAAAAAAATAAAGATAAATTTATTGAAGGAGCTATATTAGCCCACAAAAGATTTGTATTTGCTTATGGGGTTCCATTTAATAAAATGTCGTCTACATGGTTTTATAGATATTACAATTTATCTACACTAACTTTTGGTTGTCCTTTTTATTATAAATTTTTTATGGACTTACAAAAAATTATACGAAAAACAGCAGGGCATAAAAAACCATTGTGGTATCAGTGTTGGTTAAACTTTCATAAAAAAGAAGAAGTATTAGATTGGCACGACCATCAAGATTGTTCTTTTCATGGTTACGTTAGTATTGATCCTAAAAACACACAAACTCAATTTGAAAAGTTTACTATTAAAAACAAAGTTGGTAAATTATATATAGGTCCCGCTAACTATAAGCATAAAGTTAATGTCTTATCTGGTTTTGAAGGAGAAAGAATTACTATTGCTTTTGATGTATGTTCAGTTCAAGATAGAAAAAACTCATTAAAGAAAAATAATAATAACGAAGTAGATGTTAATACAGGTTTTATCCCCTGCCCTTAAACCAAGAGGGTAAACCTAGATGGATTCTTGTATCAAAAATATTAGGTTTAGATACTTTTGATTTTATATCTGAGTAATGTAAAAAAACTTGAACACATTCATCCCCTTGAAAAGGTTCTCTCCAATGATACAAATCTTTACCTCTATAAAGTAACATATCACCAGGTTCTAAATCAACTTTAAGTGATTTATCTTTTTTAGGTTCTAAATAAATTGGCCACGTATCACCACCCAAATTTAAAGTTGTTGATATTTCACAGGCGGATCTATCTATGTGTTTTAAGAGTTCATCTCCTTTTGAATAGTTTCTACTGTAAGTATAATTAGGGTACAATTTTAAATTAGTTTCTTTTTCTACAATAGGTTGGAGTTTTAATAACAAAGTCTCCATAGCTATGTCAGAGTAATTACAATAAGTATTGGGTACCTGAGCTCCAAATTCTTTTAACTCATAGAACCCTAAAATTTTTTCAAAAGGAGATAAGTATTTATATTTTATACAGGTATCATAAACTTGTCTTTTCATTAACAAATAATTATAACAAAAAGTTGCTAGATCTTTGGATATGGCGTTTCTAATTATAATATATTTATTTTTTTTAAAACTCATTCTTTACCGTCCCATTCAAAAAAATCACAATTAAAAGCTATAACTGTTTTTCTTTTATTTGTTTTATTTCTTGGAGATCTATGCAACATGTGAGAAGGAAAAAATATTACGTCCCCCTCCTTTATATCTGGTTTACTACTATTAAAAAATTCAGTTGCTAGTTCTTTTTTAGGTAATTCTAAAAAATATACAGCAGATAAGTTACCTTTTGGATGAGTATGCCATTTATGATAATTTGATTTTTTATATTGTTGAAACCAACCATTATGTATCTCCCATTTAGTGCAATGAAAGTCTACACATATCTCATCCATTTGATCTTCAAAAGATTTATAAAATGCATATAAATAATCTCTTTTAAAATCTTTTGCTAAGTTCCAATCGCTCTTGTATACATTTTCAGAATTACTTTTAATATTTTGATTAGGCATACTATTGATTAAACCTAAAAAAATAGTTTTTAATTCTTCGTGTCTTTTATGTTTATAAATCCACATGACTAAATAGATTTAGCCATTTCTTTTAATACCGCTGTCACACAACAGTGTATAAACCTAAAAGGTTTTTTACCTGAGTCAACTGCAAATTCATGTTCTAAATAACCTGGAAAAATAATTAAATCCCCTGGTTTGGGTTTATAATGAACAAGCTCTGTAGCAGCATTTATTTCTGCTTCTGGTTTCATTTTTAATTTAGTTGCACGTGCACCTGTTCTAGGTTCATGAAATATTGGATAAGAAGTTTCTGGTGCACATTTTAAAAAATAAAAAGCATTAACATGTGTGTTCCAATGGATATGAGAACTATGATTACTACCCCCTTTTTTTGAAAACTCTTGAACCCAACTTTGTTCATAAAAAGTTGTGTAATGACTCATATCAAAACCAGAAGCGTCTAAAAAGTCCCAACACTTTTGTCCTACAAAAGAATGAAAGTCTTTGAATTTAGGATCCCCTAATAACATAGTTGAATGATAAGAAACTGCAAAATCGTCTTTTGTTTTGTATTGATCTTTAAATCTTTTTTTTGATTCTTTTATATATGAATCAGTTGATTTATTTAAAGAATTAATAAATTCTGGTTTTTCAATTACCCACAGTGGTGTTTTAAAACATTCTAATATTTTCATTTTATTTAAAAGGGTATCCTATGTTCCACATGACTAGAGAATACCTAGTTCCTTTCGTCACTGGTTGAACTCTGTGCCATACGTATGATGGAAATACAATTATAGAACCTTTTGGTAGTATTTCCTTAACAGTAATAACATGTTTTGATTCATCTCTCAAGTGAGGATCATAATCTCTATAATCAAATTGTAGTTCTCCTCCCTCATACTCTGAACCATCAGTTAGTTGACATGTAACAGATAATTTTCTTATCTTGTTATGGAAATTTAAATCTTTAGGTTTATTAAAAGGTTTACCAAAACTATCGCAGTGCCAATCGTAGAATTGGTTTTTCTTGTATTTTGTAAACTGAATACTTTCGTGATAATCTATATCAAAGTTCCAACCTGCACTTTCATTAGCTTTATGAAGATAAGGGGTTATTTCTTTATAGACCCATTCATCGTTTAACCAAACAATATCAGATTTTCTTTTATATTGTACATTAGGGTGTCCAACTTTTGCTTCTTGTTCTTTTACTTTTGAAGCGTACTCGATGACTTCTTCACAAAATCTAGGTGTCAAAGCAGCAGGAAAAGACCAGTAATATTGATTAGAAACGCTCATATAATATAGTTTGTATAAAGTTAAATTTATTACTTTTATTTTCAGTAAAGTTGTACATTAAATTAGATGGAAACATTACAAATTCTCCTTCTTTAATTTCAAAAGTTAGGGGTTTATTATTATAATATATTTTAATGTACGTAGATCCTGGTTTAATTTTAACTCCATACACCAAAACAAAATGATGTTTAAAATTTTCAAACAGAATGTTAATTTCAGATTTTTTGGTTGGGTAAATAATATCTCCCCAAGTCTTTACATTAGATAACGTAATATTAAAATTTAAATAAATATTTTCAATAAGGTATGTATTTAATTCAGAGAATATGTTTGTAGTAGGAAAAGGTATGTCATAAACATTAGATCCTGTAATGTTTACAAGTATTGATTCATGGTCAATTTCAAAACCTTTCGGCATTTTAACTTTTCCATGATAAATAGCTGTTTCTTCTAAGACTTTCTTATTCATAATCTTTATTATTTGTATGTAATACAAGCTAGATCAAAAGTCAAATATTAAGAGGAATAAGAGGTTTCTCTAAATTCAATATCCCAAGTTTGAGTCGACTCATTCCAAGTCGTATTCCAAATATGTGTCTCTGCGGTTATTTGAGTTATTTGTTCCTCAGTTGGTTCAGGTTGAGCCACAGGTGGATCCCAGCTTGCAGTAGTATTGTTTTTAGTCCAACTAGCATAAGGTTGAGGTGGCCAAAAAATTTCATTTTCAGAATCCCAAGTAAAACCAATACCTGCATAGTTTCCTCTGAAAGGTGTACCACCATCAGTATGTTGATTGTCTTTAGTATTATAAGATGTTTGAATCCATAAATTTGCAGGCCAGTTGTGATGTGTTTGTAAATGTTGTTGACCTAATGATTCTTGTTCAACATTGTTTTCATCAGTTATAACATTATTAGAAACATTTAAAACTGCTGATACCGTATTGTTTTCCGTTAATTTTGCAAAATGTGCCATTATTGAAATTTATACCTCAGATAAACTGTTCCAGTTCCACCGTTTCCACCAGCATATCTAGTAGCAAAGTTAAGACCACCGCCTCCGCCGGCTCCTCCAGTATTTGCCGTTCCCGCCGAACCAGCTGCAGTCCTTCCTCCGGCTCCTCCGCCGCCAGGGCCGCCAGAGCCACCCCCGCCACCTTGACGAGAACCGCCGCCTCCGCCACCACCTTTTGTAAAAGGTGATCCAGATCCTAAAATTGTTGAAGCTCTTCCAGCTCCTCCAGCACCTGCAGTAGTGCTTCCTGCCACAGCTCCAACTGCGCCAGCTCCACCGCCGCCGCCAGGATTAAATTGTCCATCGGGTGTACCTGAAACAGGTCCGGCACCAGCTCCTCCATTATTTCCTTGAGGTGAGCCATCTATAGGAGATGTGTCAGGTGTATTTCCTGTTCCTCCAGCTTGGTTAAATGATCCTCCTGCACCTGATCCTCCAGTTGTAACTGAGGGACTAGGGGCATCTGGTCCTCCTGCTCCTCCCCCTGCTGCTGATAAACCAATAGCAGAAGAGTCTGTTCCTTTAGTTCCTGGTCCTGAAGACGGTGCAGATTTACCAACACCACCAGCACCTGTAATTACATCGTAAGCTCCTTTTGCAACTGCAGCTCCACCATCATAATCTTGTGGAAAATTACTTCTAAAACCTCCAGCGCCTCCTCCAGATTGTGGGGCTCCTCCGCCACCACCGCCAGCAATAATGACATAATCTACTGTTGCTAACGCATTGTTATTAACTGTGAAAGTTCCTGGGGAATTAAATGTGTGAATTCTATAATCACCATCATCAGAAGTGCTACATCCACCAGAAGCACACATAAAACAGTCGTAAGCTATACCTGAACCTGCTCCAAATCCTAAACTTGAACCTGCTCCGAAAGATGCTTTTAGTGGCATAAAATTTATTCTCCTTCTTTATTAAGCGTACTGTGTTTGTGCTGCTAATACTGTGAACGTTGCACTTGCAGTTTTAATAATTGTATATGTATAACTATCTAATGAACTAGCATTACCAGCATCCGGGGCTGCTCCGCCTTGCCATTCAGGGGTTACTGCTCCACCATCAATTTGAAATGCTGAGTTATAATAAGCTGTTGCACCCTGAGAAACAATGTGCGCTACTGTAATAGATTCACCCGTGTCCATGATTGAGTCCAATGTGTTTGATCCATCGCCTCTAACATTTAAAGTCCAATTACCTGATGCATCTGTTGTGAAATTCCATACTGCTTGTGTTAAAACATCATAGTTAACAGTTCCTGTAGCAGCTGTTGCTTCAGTTGTAACTTTTTCTGCAACACTTTGAATTTTACCTTGACCATTGAAAGTTGTTCTACCAATACCTTTTGGTGTTAAATTTAAATCAACATTAGTATCACCACCTGTAGCAGATACTTCAGGTGCATTACCTGTTGCTGCGTTTGTAACTGTCAATTCATTTACTGCTGATGCAGTAGTTGCAAATTTAACTTGCTCTAAACCATTTTCATCACCGATGAAATTACCACTATCAATTAAAATATTATTTCCGTTAGCATCTAAGTTACCACCTAATTGAGGAGTAGTGTCTTCTACTAAATCTTTCATAAAGAACACGTCAA